GGAAGCTGTTGCAGGACACGAATGCTGACGTGTCCCTTCAGCGTTTCTCGGACGCTACGCTCTTGGGGTTTGCGAACCAGACCCTGAAGCGCATTGCGCTTGTCCGTCCCGACCTCTTTGCTTACGTCGGAGAAATTTCATGCACGGCGGGCGAGGTGGTGCAGTCTGCCCCGTCCGACTCCATCCGCCTCATGGAAATCTTCCGGGTCAAGAACGGCTCCGCAGTGCGTGAGACGAACCGACAGACCATCGATCAGACCTACCCCGGCTGGGTGGATGCCACCGCTGGTGCCACGGTCAACTGGATGCGCCACCCGCGCAACCCCAACAAGTTCTTCATCTACCCCAAGGCTCCTGCCGCGCATGTGCTGATTGGCGAGTACGCCAAGGCCCCGCCTGATTACGCCTCTGGTGACACGGTTGCCCTGCTGCCAGATGCCTACTTCACCACCGTGATCGACGGCACGGTGTTCTTGGCCGAGAGCGTCGATAACGAACACATCACCTCGGGCCGCGCGAAGATGTTCTTCGACAACTTCGCTGCCAGCCTCGAAGCCAACTACAAGACCCGCCTGTTCACCGATCTCGACAGCGCCGGTATGGACAAGAGGGAGCTTCCCTGATGGCGACCCGCACCTTCGTCTCGCTCGAAAACAAGATTGCTGCCAACGTGCCGGGGTGCCCGCGCCCGACCATCGAACAGTTCGTGCGCGATATCGCCATCGAAGTCTGCGAGAAGACACTGGTGTGGCGGTACGAGCAGGACCCGATCACGCTCACCTCCGGTGTCTACGAATACGACTACGACATCCCCACCGGCAGCGAGGTGGTCGCTGTGATCCACGCGGCGCTCAACTCTGGCGTCGAGTTCCTCAACACGCTGGACCCGGCAGTTCAGGAAGACCTGCATCGCATGTACCCCGACTGGCCGTCTGCCGACGCCAATAAGCGGTCGTCGCCGCGCTTCGTCGGGCAGTTCGACCCCGATCATTTTGTGGTGGCTCCCGTCCCTGACAGTACGCGGGTGTATACCGTTAAGATGTTTCTGGCATTGAGGCCGACGCCTGATGCCACGGGGATGGACAAGATCGCCTTCGATGAGTGTGAGCAGTTGATCACGCACGGCGTGCTTCAGCATCTTCATACACTGCCTGACAAGTCGTGGACGGACTACAATCTGGCGTCCTATCACGCCAAGCAGTACACGTATAAGACGGCTCTTCGCCGCGCCAAGGCCAATCTTGGTGCCACCCGTGCGCCCCTGACCGTGCGCATGGTTCCTCTTGCATAGGTGACAGCATGTCTGAAGTGATCAAGGTTGTTCAAGGTGACACGAAGCCGCTCATCACGTTGACACTGACGGATGAGGCGACCGGCGATCCGTTCGACCTCTCCAACCCATCGACTACCGTCAGCATCAAGTTTCGCGCCACCGGCACGACCGCTACTCCGCAGATTATCTCCTGCGCCAAGGTTGACGCGGTGAATGGTGTGGTGGAGTTCGACTTTTCCGGTGGCATCCTTGATGTGGACCCCGGCATGTATGAGGGCGAGATCGAAGTGAATATCGATGGCGCTACGCATACGGTATATGATGTTCTCAAATTCCGGGTCCGTGCGGACTTCTAACGAGGAGATAGACTATGGCACTTCAGTATTCTGTGACGGTTCGCAACGCTCAGCTTGATGCGTTCGAGACGGCAATCGGCGCTTCAGCGGTCCTGAAGATCAGGAGCGGTACGGTTCCGGCTAACTGCGCCGCTGCTGACAGCGGTACGGTGCTGGCGACACTCAACCTGCCCTCCGACTGGATGGCGGCGGCGTCGGCTGGCTCCAAGGCCAAGTCTGGTACGTGGGAAGATACGGCTGCTGATGCTACGGGCACGGCGGGTCACTTCCGCGTCTATGCCTCGGACGGCACCACCGTCCACATGCAGGGCACCATCACGGCGACGGGCGGTGGCGGCGACATGACGGTGGATAACACCTCCATCGCTTCTGGTCAGACGGTCACGGTCACGGGCTTCACCATCTCTGCCGGTAACGCTTAAGGGGTTCTCCCATGACTGACGTGTTCAACCGCGCCAGAATGACGACGGCGACCGCAGGCACGGGCACGATTACGCTCGGTTCTGCGGTCACCGGCTATCAGTCGTTCGCGGCTGCGGGTGTCACGGATGGCACGGTGGTTCACTACACCATCGAAGACGGTACGGCATGGGAGATCGGCACTGGCACCTACACGGCGTCGGGTACGACGCTGTCTCGCACACTGGTGGAAAGTTCTACGGGGTCATTGCTCAACCTCAGTGGCTCTGCGTCGGTATTCATTACCGCCCCGACCTCCGCGATCAGGAACCTCGACGCGGTCAACCCATCGGTTGCCCGCAGTAATCTGGAGATCGACGGTCAGCAGACGATCTGGGTTCCGGCCATCGCAATGGTCCCACGCACCACTAACCCCCCAGCATTGGGGTCAGTGGAGACGACCACGAACCGCGTGATGCTTCGCACGCTGAACTTCGATACGACCACGCAGGAGTTCGCGCAGTTTGCCATCCAGATGCCGAAGTCGTGGGACGAGGGCACCATCGTGGCACAGTTCGTCTGGTCGCACGCGGCGACCACGACCAACTTCGGCGTGGTGTGGCAGTTGCAGGCAATAGGTTTTACCGATGATGATGCCGCAGACGCCGCGTTCGGAACCGCACAGACGGCGACCGATACCGGTGGCACGACGAATGATATCTATATTTCTCCCGAGACAGCCGCCATCACCGTCGCTGGAACCCCGGCACCGGAGGAGTGGGTTGTCTTCCAAGTGGCGCGTGTCCCTGCCAACGCCTCCGATACGATGGCAATCGACGCTCGTCTGCACGGCGTCAAAATCCACTACACCACCAATGCAGCGCGGGATGACTAAGCCATGCTGCGTGCAACGCAACTGGTAGGGTGTGGGCGTCACGGACTCACCGGCATCACCTATGTCGGAAACCAGACGTTTACGGGTCAGGCGTCGGGAACCAGAAACTTCGCGAACGTCAACCTCGGGGCCTCCAATGGCGAACTCATCGTCTTGGGTATCACGACGCGCATTGGTAACAACAACTGGAATATCACAGCCGTCACAGTAGACGGTATAGCGGCAACCCTCGTCAACGGGTCAAAGTTCGACGGCGGCGGCGACTTCCAAGGGGCTTACCTCTATCGCGTGACGGGGGTTACGGCGGCGACCGCCACCGTGTCGATTACGTTTTCCAATACCGTTGCTGACGTGAACATCGCTATCTGGAATTTGTTCGGGGTCAACCCAATACCGTTTGCTAGTGCTACAGATGCAGGTGCTGTTCCGTCCACTGTAAGTATCAACATCCCCGAGAATGGTTTGGTGGTGGGGTCATCGGTGAAGAAACTTACCGGCACAACAACGTGGACGGGGGCGACTGAGAATTTTGACGTGGCGATTACAAACCAGCAGTCTTCGGGTGCGAGCATTGCGCTCGTCGCTGCTGAAACTGCCCGATCTATTTCTTCGTCAAATGCCAACGTCTGTACCGCCGCATCGTGGGGGCCATAAATGATTACTGAGTTTGCACTTCTGATTGATGGTGAGTTCAAGGAAATTCGCCGCTACGATACGAAACCCGAAGATATTCCCCACAAGAAAGTGGTGTGGCACCCTGTCGTGCGCGAGTACGGCACTCCGTTCGAGGGCCTTGAGGGTAGTGACTGGGTGGTCCGCACGGTTGATCCGGCCACGCTCCCACCGGATGTACCGGATTACATTTCGCGTCGGCAGGCTGCACTTCAACTTTACGCCTTGGGCTACATCTCCGCGCAAGAAGCTCTCGACATGACCAAGACGGCGACGGTTCCTGCTGCCATCGCGGCGATCTTTGACGCTCAGGTTGGGGAGGGGAACTGGACGCCAGAGCAGCGTATCTTTGCTGAGATTGACTTCGCCGCCATCAACTACTATCGCAACAACTTACTGCTGGACCTGATGGGTCTTTCTGAGCAGGAGAAGGATCAGTTCTTCGTCGCGGCTTCACTGTTGTAGGTTAGACGATGCTTGGTTTTGACGCCCTCGCAAAACTACCCTTAGCAGCGGCTCCTTCAGCCGGTGTTAATGCGAGCGTGTCTGCCACGCAGGCTGGTGACAGTGTCAGCGCGACGGCGGCTGTCACGGTCAAGGCTGTACTCTCGCAGACCCAAGCTGGTGACAGTGTCAGCGCGACAGCCGCCGTCGCGGTCAAGGCTACACTTTCACAGACCCAAGCTGGCGACAGTGTCAGCGCGACAGCCGCCGTCGCGGTCAAGGCCGATCTTTCACAGACCCAAGCCGGTGACAGTGTCAGCGCGACAGCGGCTGTCGCGGTCAAGGCTACCCTTTCACAGACCCAAGCTGGTGATACCGTTAGCGCCGAGTACACGCTATCCACTGGTACGGTCGCCAACCTTGATAAGACCCAAGATGACAACACTGTCAGCGCGACGGCGGCTGTTGCTGTTAAGGCCGATCTCTCGCAGACCCAAGCTGGTGACAGTGTTAGCGCGACGGCGGCTGTCGCAGTCAAGGCCGATCTCTCGCAAACCCAAGCTGGCGACAGCGTCAGCGCGACGGCGGCTGTCGCGGTCAAGGCCGATCTCTCGCAGACCCAAGCTAATGACAGCGTCAGCGCGACGGCGGCTGTCGCGGTCAAGGCTGATCTCTCACAGACCCAAGTCGGTGACAGCGTCAGCGCGACAGCGGCTGTCGCGGTCAAGGCTACACTCTCACAGACCCAAGCTGGCGACAGTGTCAGCGCGACGGCGGCTGTCGCGGTCAAGGCTGCACTCTCGCAGACCCAAGCCGGTGACAGCGGCAGCGCGACAGCGGCTGTCGCGGTCAAGGCTACCCTTTCGCAAACCCAAGCTGGCGACAGTGTCAGTGCTTCTATCGAAGCCACGACGTTTGCTACGCTGTCCCAGACGCAGGCAAGTAACACCGTCGTCGCCACGGCGGCGGTCAGGGTTGCCGGTACGCTTTCGCGGACCCAAGCTGGCGACAGCGTCAGCGCGACAGCCGCCGTCGCGGTCAAGGCTGTACTATCTCAGACGCAAGCCAACAACGTATCGGTTAGTTCTGTCGAAGCCACGACGTTTGCCACGCTGGATCAGACCCAAGCTGGTGACACCGTACAGGCTACGATTGTAAAGAGCCTCTTTGAGGCACCTTGCGTTATCAGGGCCACGGCGTCGGTTGCGGCAATTGTCGCAGACGTGACAATTGAGCCAGTTGTAAAGCTGCGGGCTACTGCAACTTACACGTATCTTAAGGCATCGTATGAGGTACATAACACACCAGCGGTTGTAAGTAACCTCCGACTGGCTGCGTCTGTTGCAAGCCCCCGGCTCGTCGCTTCTGTCTCCTACCCGCGAGTTACGTTCGACACCTGCTGGGATGTGGTAGCCGAGAGGGAAGCCGCTTGATATGTCCGCACGTATTAGTATAACATACGCAAGCTTTTGGAGATCGACATGGCCGTTTTGGTGAAGAACAACGCCTACAGCACACTGGCGTCCACGATCACGGATGTCGCCACGTCGATCTCACTTGCTGCCGGAACTGGTTCGCGGTTCCCCGTGATCTCTGGCGGTGATTACTTCTACGCAACACTGATCGATACCTCCAACAATCTGGAAGTGGTCAAGGTCACTGCCCGTTCGACCGACACGCTTACCGTGGTGCGTGCGCAGGACGGGACGACGGCGCGGGCTTACTCCTCTGGCTCTCGCATCGAACTCCGCATCACCGCTGCGCTGATCCAAGATATCCGCGACGGCATCACGCCCGGTGATGGCACTGTCACGGCGGCAAAACTTGCGAGTAATGCGGTTGAGACAGCCAAGATTGCCGCCGACGCCGTTACCTTCGCCAAAATCCAGAACATCGCCACAGCCCGTGCGCTGGGGCGCTCGTCGGCACTCTCAGGTGATGTCGAAGAGATCACTGCTTCGCAGCTTCTCGACTTTCTGGGCACCACGCAAGGCAACGTCGCATACCGTGGGGCCAGCGGCTGGGTAGTTCTGGCTCCGGGCACTGCCGTTCAGGCTTTGGTGTCAGGTGGCGCTGCTGCTAACGTCGCATGGGGCAAGCCGTCCTATGCACCGGATGTGATCATCCAAGACCAGAAGACCTCGGGTACTGACGGCGGCACGTTCAACAACACCGAAGACCGGACGCGGACACTGAATACACTGGTCCGCAACCTCAACTCACTCGCTTCTCTTTCCTCGAACCGCTTCACGCTCCCTGCTGGGACCTACTTCATCGAGTGGTCGGCACCGGCCTATAAAGTGGACTCGCATCAATCACTACTCTATAACGTCACGGACGCCGTAGTAGTTGCCAGAGGGCAAAGTGCATTCTCTAACAACGGCGGTGATTACGCGGGTAATGAGAGTTCTGGGTGTGCGGTTGTTACCATCGCGGCGAGTAAGGCGTTCGAGATCAGACATCGTGGTTCGGCATCAACAGCAACAGTTGGGTTTGGTCGTGCCTGCGGGTTTAGCACCGAAGTCTACACCATCGTCAGAATTTCTAAGGTGTTGGAGTGATCCCCCTCATGGACAGCGAAGCTCTGAGAGTACTGAACGTGATCATGCAGTGGATCGTAGCCCCAGTGGCTGCGTTCGTCTGGGTGCTTTACCAGAAACAGCAGACACACCACACGGATATCGCGGTCCTGAAAGCTGAGACTGCGTCTGCGAAACTGTCGCATGACCGTGAGATCAAGGAAATCCGAGAGACCAGTCGTGCCATCATGGACAAGCTGAGTTCGATAGAGGAGGCCCTGCGCAAGTGAAGCTGACGCCCAAGGACGAAGCCCATCTCAAGAAGCTCCACCCCGATCTTGCGCGGGTGGTGCGCCGTGCTGCCGCCATCTGGCCGCACAAGGACCGCATTTTTTTCATCACCTGTTCGCTGCGCACTCTTGCGGAGCAGAAGGTTCTCGTCGCCGCAGGCGCATCCAAGACGATGCGCTCCCGGCACTTACCGGGCAAGACCAATAAACTCTCCCACGCAGTCGATTTTGCCATCAAGCTCAACGGCAAGGTCCGTTGGGATGAGCCACTGTTCAAGCAACTCGGCCCCATCGTGAAGAAGGCCGCGAAGGATGTCGGTGTCCCGGTTGAGTGGGGCGGCGACTGGAAAACCTTCAGCGACAAACCACATTTTCAACTGCCGTGGAAGAAGTACCCCGGCTAACACAGGAGACGTGTATGTTCACTTCGATTGACAAGGCGCTCGTTGCACTCATCATGGGTCTGTTGTTCATCGTGCAGACCTACACTGGTTTCAACCTTTCTTGGATCAGCGCCGAAACGGTGACGACCATCATCGGTCTGCTGACCCCGGTTCTTGTCTGGGCGATCCCCAACAAGAAGGCGTGACATGGCTTGGCAGGAGGGAGTGGCGGTCCTGTTGGTGTGCATCGGCCTTCTGGCCGGTGCGTTCATCTATGGCCGTCGCCCTTCCTTCTGGATTGAGTTCGGTGTCCGCGCGTTCACGGCGCTGAAGCCGAAGATTTTCGAGTACCTGCGGCGCAACACCCCGGAGGTCGAAGCACGGATGCACGAGTGTATTCGACGCGGCGGGGAGTGGGATAACTTCAAGAAGCGGTGTAGGGATCGGCGGTAATGGCTGGCATCAAGATTTCAAACTTTCTGGGTATCGCGCCGAAGATTTCCCCGGAGCTTCTTGGTGCGCAGTTTGCGCAGGTTGCCGTGAATGCCAAGCTCTACTCTGGCGATCTTATCCCTTACCGCAATCCGAAAGATGTGGGTGACACGTTTCGTGCTGGCACGGCGCAGACCATCTACCCGATGCGCGATCCCAACGATCCGACGATCAACAAGTGGCTGTCGTGGCTGACTGACGTTGATATCGCCGTACCGACGACGCTGGAAGAGAACGAGCAGCGCATCTACTACACGGGTGACGGCGCTCCGAAGGTTACCGACTACGCGATGGCGATCAGCGGTGGCGGGCCGTATCCGGCGTCTTCGTATGACCTTGGACTCCCCCTCCCTTCGGTGAAGCCGACCACTTCGTTCACGGCGTTTTCCGAGAAGACGACCAGCACGATTGAGCGCGACGGCAACAACACTGCAAAGATCGTCACGACGGCAGCGCATGGCCTCATCACTGGCACGAACATCAGCGTTGCCAAGTTGACCTATCGCACCGGTACGTATTCACGTACCGGCAGCACGGTCACCGTCACCCTCAACGGCCATGGTTATGACACCGGCACGCAGCTTTACATGACCTTTGAGCCGTGGACGACGGCAGCGGTGACGAACCAGAACGGTCTTGTCCAGACCGGGACCTATGTCATCACGAACACCGGCACCAACACCTTCACCTTCGAGGACCCGGCGAACAACGGTGCAACTACCGGCACGCCCGATGTCTACGTCGGCCTATACGACTTCAACACCAACGAAGCTGAAGTCACGGTGGTGGACAGCACGACGTTCACCTACCCGTCCATTGGTCCCAAGACGCCGACAATCTCTGTCTCGACCGGCAAGATCAATCTCGCGGGTAATCCGCAGAGCCGCAAGTATGTGTACACTTGGCTGACCCCGTGGGGTGAAGAGTCGATCCCCAGCGAACCGTCTGATGCGATCTACATCCGCGAAGGGCAGGTTGTCACTGTCGGCACTCTCCCGACCGCGAAGCCTTCGGGAAACAACAACGTCCGTGGGTTCCGCCTTTATCGCACGGTGACCGGTGCGACGGGCACGGCGTATCTTCGCCTCAAGACCGTGTACTTCTCCAACACACTGGTGTCCGCTTCGCGCACGACGAACGTGGCGACGGTCAAGACCACACATCCGCACATGCTTGTCGTAGGCGACAAGATCAAGATCACGAGCGTAGCCTTCGGTGGATCACCCGACACGAGCTTCAATGCGACCGACGCCCTCGTCGCGTCCGTCGTAGACAAGTACACCTTCACTTACGCCAGCACCGGTACGAACAAGGCGACGACCGCCACATCGGCAGGCACGCTGTTCTGGGATATCGCGGAACCCGACAGTTCCACCTCGCGGTACTATGAGTCCACCACATTTGTGGATGACTACGATGTCAGCGGTCTGAGCATCGGTCTGGACACTGTCAATGCCGATGCGCCGGATGCGAACATGAAGGGCCTCGCCATGGCCCACAACAACATCCTGATCGGCTTCGTGGAGAACGAACTCTGCTTCTCGGAGCCGGGGCGTCCGTGGTCTTGGCCGATTGCCTATCGCCTTGTGTTCGAGTACCCCATCGTCGCCGTCGCGCCGGTCGCGGGTTCGATCCTCGTGATGACCACGGAATACCCGTATATCGTTGACGGTACTGTTCCTGAGAACATGGGTTCGCGCCGCATCGACATCCCGCTGCCTTGCACCTCGAAGCGCGGCGTGACCAATATGGGCACCTCCGTCATGTATCCGACGTGGGGCGGCATCGCCATGTATGGCCCGGATACGGGCGCAGTTCTCGTCACCAAGGCACTCTACGACTTCGACTCGTGGAAGGAAGCATACGACCCCACGACGATGATTGCTGAGTTCTATAACGGCAAGTATTTCTGTTCGCACAGCGATGGTTCGTTCATCTTTGAGCGAGACGATCAGGTCGGCGGTGTGTTCGTCACGACGCCCATCAGGTTCAGCGCGTCCTATTACGACGGGCGCTACGACAAGTTCTACTTCACCACCGATGATGTTGATATCATCTATGAGTGGGATGCTTCCGATCAGCCGCTTCTGTCACTGGAATGGAAGTCCAAGGTCTTCGTTGACAAGGGCTATATGAACATCGGCGCTGCCCGCGTCGTTGCGGACTACAGTTCGTCTTCGGAAGAAGCCGATGCGATTACGGCGTTCAACCTCGAAGTCGTCGCGTTCAACACGACCCTGTGGACCTATGTCCCGCAACTTGGCGTTCTCAACGGCCCGCTCAGCTACACTGACCCGGATACGCTGACCACGGTCGATCCGCTCGGCACGCTCAACACGGTGATGTTCAATGGCGACCAGTTCATGCAGTACCGCCTCGAACCGGTCGGTTCCTACTTCGTGAACTTCAAGCTCTGGGCCAACAAGATACAGATCGCAGATGTGGTGATCTCGGACTCTGACATCTTCCGTCTCCCCACAGGGTACAAGTCCGATACGTTCGAGGTGTCGGTGTCAGGTTCTGCCCGCATCCGGTCGATCCACTTCGGTGAGACCCCAGCAGGATTGGTGAACGTATGAGTTTTGCTGCTCTTCCTCCGGTTCCGCAGTCTGGCCTCACCGAGGCCGAGTATCGCCTGCTGGCTGCGATCCACGAGAATATCAACCTGCTCACCGGGCAGAGTACCCGTGTCAGCAAGGCTATCGTATCCGGGCAAGTCACGGTTGCGGGTGCCCCGGCTGGGAGTGCAACTCCGGTTGCAGTTTCCGGGGCTGCTGCCACTGACATCGCTCAGATAGCAGCCACTTTGCAGGTCCTCATTAACGATGTACAAGCATTGCGCGATACGGTAAACATACTCGTCGCACAGCTTCGTAGCTGATCAGGAGACATGGCATGAAGAGAGGTGGGCTTAATCCAGAGGGCGGGTTCGACATCCGCAGACTCCTGCCCCAGAACCCCTATGTCAATGTCAATCCAATGGCGACTGCTGCGCCAGTTGGGTCTTCGACCCCCATGTCGGGGTCGACACTCAACATTCGCGCACCGGGTATGCCGCCCGCTTACGCAGACGGGGGCAAGGTCATGCCTGCGGCGAAACTGGACGGGGGTGTTTTTGTTCGTGCCGCGACAAAAGCTGGATTGCCTGACGACATGAACACTCTGAACCAGATTGTTAATCTGGTTAACAAGGGCTACCAGCCAGATCAGGCGGCGATGATGGTAGCTCAGCAGGGTAAGTACGCAGACGGGGGAATGGTGCCTCCTGCCCCCAGTGCAGCCCCGCCGCAGGCCGGTATGGCACCCCAACAGCCCGGTCTTGCTCCATCAGGCGGGGCTGCACCCCAGCGCATGTCGCTCCAGCAGCTTCAGCAGGAAGCCCAGAAGTTCGCGCAGGCGAACCCGCAGGCAATACAACTCATCCGTGAGTCTCTGATGGAGGGCGTCCAGTCGGGTGACGTGACCCCGCAGCAGATCACGATGCTGGTTCAGATGGCGGTCGCCGCCGCCCAGAACCCTGAACTCTACCCCCGCCTTCGCCAGATGGCGATCCAGCAGGACTTGGCTGACGAAGAAGACCTGCCCATGCAATACGATCAGGGCATCGTCTTCTCGCTCATCGTGGCTGGTACTGCGATGCAGCAGGCCGGTGGTGCAATGCAGCAGGCTCCTGCTACTCCCGCCCCGCAGGGCGCGACTGCCATGATGAAGGAAGGCGGGCACATCCCCATGACCCGCAGCCCCACGGGCGACAACACAGGCCGCGCCGACGACATCCCGATCCGCGTCTCCGGTGGTGAGTACGTCATCCCGAAGCACGTCGTGGAGCGCAAGGGCACGGAGTTCTTCGACAAGCTCATCGGTAAGGATAAGGTGCAGGCATGACCCAGATCACTTACATCAAGTCGGCGCTGAACCACTCTTCGGCCATGACGACCCCCGCCGTGGCACTCACCGAGTTCGGCCTGTGGGGTAGCATCAAGAAGGCGTTCAAGAAATACGCCAAGCCCCTCGCCGCCATCGTCGGTATTGCTGCGTCCATCGCGGTGCCCTTCATCGCCCCGGCTGTTGCTGGTGTTATCTTTGGTGGAACAGCCCTTGCCACAGGTGCCATCGGCGCTGCCATCGCAGGCGCTGGACTCGGTGCCGCCGCAGGTGCCCTGACGGCCTACGGCACAGGACAGAACGTCCTCATGGGTGCTGGCCTTGGCCTTCTTGGCGGTGCTATCGGCGGCGGCTTTGCGGGTTATAGCCAGACAGGAGGGCTGTTCGGCGCTCTTTCTCCGTCGCAGGCACCCGCTTCTGGCCTTGGTGCCCTGCCATCGGTTGGTGGTATTTCCCCTGCCGGTACTGTAACTGGCGCAGCAGGTGAGACTTGGAATGTCGTCCAGACGGTGCCCGGTTCTGCGGGCACTGTGACTGCTACTCCCGTCTCTGCCACGGCTACCCCCGGCATCGGCTCCAAGCTGCTCAACGCAGCCATTCAGGCGGCTCCGGGTGCCATCGGCACCGTCGTTGCCGGTCTGTCGGACGCCGACGCCGCGCAGGCGCAGGCAGAACTTCAGGCTGAGATGGCCCGTCTTCAGCAGTCCGACATGGCTGCGTACCAGAAGGCCCGCGAACTCTACGACACGCTGGTCGCCACATACGGTCAGATTGACCCCACGGCCCTCGCGCAGTCTGCTGAAGCTGACGTTCAGCGCCGGGTGGCGCAGCAGTCCAGTGAGAACCTCCGTAATATTGAGATGTCAGGTGGTGCATCTGGCAAGCAGTACAAGGAAGCTGAAGAGCGCAGGCTGCAAATCGAAGGCGCAGGTATGGGGTCCACTGCCTACGGCAATGAGTACTGGCGGTCCTTCGGTGCAAAGCTGCAAGGTCTGGCTGGCTTGCAGCCGCCGCGCTACCAGAGTTCGACTTCCGGCTACCTTGAAGGTAACCTTTCCCGCGCAGAGCGGGGTCAGGCCGGTCTTGCTTCTGACATTGCTGGCATCCTCACACCCTTCGCGGAAGAGTTCAGACCGCGTAACACGACACTGACGAGCGCGGACGAGGAAGAGCTACGGGTACGCAGGCGACTGGGTGATCGTAATTTCGCATCGTTTGAATGATAACGGAAAGACCATCTGATGGCATACACTCCGGGTCTTTACACTACCGCAAGCTCGGTTGCTGCTCTTGAACGTGAGCGTTACGCCAAAGCGCAGGAACTGAATGAACAGCGTGCGGCACGCGAACGCGCAGGTCTGATGCGTCAGCAGCAGGCGGGGCTGGATCAATTCACCGCTGGTCTGACGCCCCGGTCTGAAGTTGCGCTCCCCGATTGGGCTGCTCCTGCGGCCCCGCCCATGCCGCCCGGTATGACTTCTCCGAAGCCGGGAAGTGGCGGTGCTGCCGATGCTGGCGGTGCTGCTGGTGTGTCTTATGAGCGCGACCGCGCCGTGCAAAGGCGCAAGCTCCTTGAGGGACAGTACAATTCTGAACTTGCTGCCCAGAAGGCTGAGATCGACAGCCTTGGGCGTGAGAAGTATATCCTTGAGCAGCAGTTGCGAGTGGCCCCGCCCAACATGCAGCCGCGCATTCGCGCTGCGCTTACAAAACTTGATGGAGATATTGCTACCAAGGTCGGCGGTACTCGTGAGCGTGTGACCTTCTTTAATGATATCTTCACGACTATCGATGAGGCGATCCGTACCGGTGACTACAAGCGTGCAAACCTTGCCGCTCAGTCTGTAAGCGAACTTCCGGCTGCACAGCCCCGTGGGACCATGCCGGAACGTGAAACGCAGCCCCGTGGTGTCGGTGAGAGCGGCAGGGCAAATGCCATCCCGGCTCCCGACTCCATCGGGTTTACCGGTGCTGTCGCTCCCGCCCCCGGCGCTCCCGGCACTGCCCCCGCTTCTCGCGCAGGTCTGGCTGGTCTGCCGCCGTATGTTGTTGATACACCATCCAGCGCCCTGCCCCCCGGTGGCGGCGGATATGAGCCGAAGTCGTATCTACCGCCAGCGGCCAATGCGACAGAAGCGTACAAGGCAAATCAGCGGGCTATTATCCAGTATAATCGTCTGCGCGGCTCCCTTATGACGAATGTTTTCGGGGATGCAGGTAGCTATCTTTTTGGTTCGCAGGCTGATTACGATACTCGCCAGACGATGAAGGCACGCAACACTGAAGCTCTTCAGTGGTTCGAGACACCTGCGGTAAAGGATTTCATGCTTGCCAACCCGGCAGCAATTGAAGAGGCTCAGAAAGACCCGTTTGGGTATTATCAGAAGTACAAGGGTAGGTTTGGTAAAACTGCTAAAGGTCCAACCCCTGTCGCTGATGCCGCTGCTGCTCAGACTGCTACTGGTGGTAAGACGGACCTTCAGGCTGCGCCCGGTGTAACTCCTCCGCAGACGCCTGAAGCTGTGGCTGGGGCTTATCCTGCTTTGGATATCCCAGCGGCTACGCCGCTCACGGGTGATCCGGCGCGTGTGAAGGCCATTACCGATTTTTCCGCGAGTGCAGTCGCTGAGCGCGTCCCTGAACGTCTTCCGCTTCTTGGTCCCGCCGTACAGTCGAAAAAGGGTCAGGAGTATCTGGCTCGCGCAGATGAGTTTGAAGTACCTCGTGCGGCGCTCGTTGCTGTCTGGGGTATTGAGAGTGCCTTTGGTAAGGACAAGCGCAAGAACCCCGTTTCCGGTACGTTTGGTGACTTCCATGTCCAGAAGGGTCAGCTTGATCTACTGAAGAAGTTCTACACCGACGAAGCATTCATTGCGGAATACGGCGTTCCGCCCAAGTTCACTGAGCTTGCCAATGAAATTTTTGCCGGTGGGATGGAGAAAGTAGAAAGCGTCGATGCGGCGCTGCTCCAACTCAAGATGATCGAAATTCTCGGTATCCCCCCTAACCTCTGGGGTGCTGCGTATCAGGGTAACGCTTGGGATGTACTCAAGATGGGTGCGCCCACGGCTACGCACGATGCGGGCAAGGAAGGTATCGCTGGTCTTACCAACAGCGATTACAATGCGTACTTCGCTACGCTCTACAACGAAGCGCGTGTGGTTGCCAACACGCCGATGACCACTGATACGGCGAGGCCGACCGAACTCTCTACCTTCAATCTGGAGAAGTACGACCGGGAGCAGGTGCGTGTCGAGTCCGATCTGAACTACAGCTACCAGACGGCGGAAACGGCGCGTGCCACCGCAACCAAGAAGTATCAGGACCTTCAGCGCCGCCTCGAAGTGGCGAAGCAGTTTGGCAGGTACGACGAAGCCCAGACGATCCTCGCTGAGATCGAAGGTGTTGCAACAAACCTGACGGATGTCGAGGACACGGTGCGACAGGCTGAGCGTGCCGCTGAACTCAAGATCGAAGAACTCAATCTGGCTCGTGTCGATGAGTACATCAACATTGCTGTCAACGAGTTGATGGTTAATAACAACCCGAAGCCGTTTGCGGACATGGTGTCTCGCGGCACTGGACAGCTTGTTGAGATTGTACCGGTCGAGAACTCTACGCTTGTTCAGGTGTATGTTAACAACGAACTCATCTCCGGTGGCGGTATCACCGCAACGGAAGCGCGGGACCTGTTCTTGCCGAAGATTAAGGCGTCGGCAGCAGCCGAACAGGCAGCAACCGCCGAGAAGAACGCTGAGTTTGAGCGCGAAGTCCTTCTCGAAAAAGTGAAAATACAGGGTAAGATTGCTGAAGTCACGACGCTCGAAGAACTGAAGCAGAACGCAGAGTTCCAGAAGCTGATCGCTACCAACAAGCTGACGAAGTCCAGCGAAGAGATGGACCCTGTCTCAGGTAAGCTTGGTAAGATTGTCTTTACCGATGAGCGTGGTAACATCATCGAGTACACCATGGGTGCGGAGACGACAACGCCACAAGGGGTAGTGACAAGACCCCAGCCGCAGGTTAGGGTGACACGGGCTACCGGCGTTACGCCGCAATAAGGGTATCGTTATGGCTGACAGGTTCCTCGGAACAACTTCCCCCATGCTTCAGGGTTTGGGGCAGAACACTCCGCAGGCGATTGCCGACAGGGCCTCGCGCGATATCGACCAGTACGCTGCTGGTATCCGCGCGGGTCTGAGGACGCAAAACCAGCAGTTTATGCAGCCGGAAGAAGAACCCACGCAGCGTACTGCCCGTGTCGCCTACAGCCCCGAAGAGAACAAGTACTTCATTGGTGGTCATGTCGTTGACGCCAACAACGACACAGACGTTGCGGTCATGTCGAAGTACGCTGGGCAGGAAGCCCCGCTGCCTGAAGGTAACTGGCAAGTGGTGGACGATACCAGCTTCAGCCAGTATGTGCAGAGCATCCGTGACCCCGGTCTTCTGACCTTGATGGGCAAGAACTTCAGCATGGGTACGGACGAGATGCAGCAGATGGCTGGTCTCGGGCTTCAGTGGCTGGGTGCAGAGCAGACCGGGCAGTACTTGGCAGATCAGGAAGCAGACCTCCAGCCCAATCAGGTTTACAGTCGCAACTTCACCGATATTGGCTCTACGCCTGAGAACGGCGTCCTTGACTGGATGGCCGCGACCATCGGTCGCCTTGGCCCCAACGTGGTCGAGTCTGCCATCACTGCCGGTGTTGGTGCTGTCGCTGGTGGTGCTGCTACGGGTCCTGCCGCCCCCGCTGGTGCCGTGCTTGGTGCCATCGGTGGATTCTTCGGTAAGGCGGCGGTCAAGAAGGCGCTGCTCGAAGCTGCCAAGAAGCAGTTGAAGGGCGAAGCACTGGACGCCGCCGAAAAGAAGCTCATGCTCTCTGCGGCTGGCATGACCAACGCGGCGGCGAATGCCGCCAAGACGCGCCTTGCTCCCGGTGCCTTTGACGAGATGCTGAACGAGGGTCTGACGGCTGGTGCGCAGGCTGTGATGAAGCAGGCCCCTGCCATTGAGCGCCGTATGCGGCAGATCGGTGGTGGTATCGCAGCGTCTACTGCTTCAAATATCTTCCAGCAAACGGGTGCTGCCTACGGCGAAACCATGGCTGACGGGGGCGAGGGCAACCGCCCTGTGTCTCTGCTGGTCGGTACGCTTGGCGGTCTTCTTGACACTGCCCCCGAACTGCTGCTGGCTGGCCGTCTCTTCAGTGAACTCGCGGGTGACGTTGTCGGCGTTGCCAAAACCCAGCGCAAGTCCATGGACATCCTCAAGGGTGTCGCCAAGGGGCGCACAGGCCGCATCGCCGGATACGGCGCACTTGGCATGGGTATCGAAGGCGCAACTGAAGGCACGCAGGAAGTCCTCCAGATCGCAGCTAACCCTGTCCTCGACCTGAACTCCGCTGAAGCGACCAATCGTATCATCAACGCCTTCGCTGCCGGTGCCCTAATGGGTGGCGTGATGGGCGGTGCCGGTGGTGCGTTCGCTGGTTCGCTGGCTGACAATAAGACCGAAGCCAATCTCCTGCTGCCGGTATCTCAGGACGATCCCGGCTATGCCCAGTATCTTATCGATCTGAAGAAGCAGATCGGTGACACTGAGTATAAGAAGGTCTTCGCCCCGCCGCAGCCCTACACCCGTATCATGGAAGAGCAGGCGGCTGAGCAGGCCGCTGTGCAGCAGATGACCAACCCTGTCGTTGGTCTTCAGCCTTTTGCTGGTACGCAGGCCCCGCTGACGGGTGCTGCTGACCAGACGTTCCAAGTTGGTCCTACACCCGCTATCCCCAGCACGATCCCCGGCCCATACTTCGGTACTGAAGGTGCCGTACCCGGCGCTATGGGGCAGGCTGGTCCTGTTCCGACTGTAACTCCGGGTGCGATGACTGTCGGTGCGCCGCCGTTGCAGATGTCTCCTGTGGCTCCTCCCACGCCTGCGGTTCCCCCCGTGACGGGTGGTCCCATGAGTATGGGCACCACCATGACCCCCGCTCAGACGGGTGGTTTCGGTACGTTTGAACAGTTCCAAGCCGCTGCATTGGCACAGGCGCAGCAGGCAGCGCAGGCGCAGCAGGGCGTACAGCAGCAGGCCGCACAGCGGCAGGGTGCGCAGCAATTTTTCGGCAGTCAGGCTGCGCCTGCGCAGCCTATCCCCACTGGTGTGGCACCCGGTACGGCACCTGCCCTTCCGATTGCTGATGTGGTGCGTGGTGTTCCCACCACGACCGAAGCCCGCCGCCGCGTCGCTACGGATCGTATTGTTGCCAACCGTCAGGCTGAGCTTGCCCGTGGGCGGGCGCAGCAGTTCGTTGCAGGGCCGCAGCGCCAGCCGATTGCCCAGACCCCTATGGGTGCTGGTATGCAGGCAACGTACACCCCGGAACAGCTTGGTGGTGTGACTGGCTACGCACCCGTTAGGTCTGGAACGGAAACCCCTACTGCCACATTGCAGCGCCTTCAGCGCGGCAAAGCAAAGGGTAAGAAGGGCGAGCCGACTGGTAAGGTTACAGTTGTCCAGCGTGGCACTGAAGATGTGATACCCACAGGTACTGCTGCGCAAGTCGAAACGCTTTCGACTGGTGTTACGCCTAAACTTACACCCAACGTCGGTAAGGCATCGCAGCGTATCCGTACTTTCCTCAACCAGCTTTTGCTTGCTGGCAAGACGCAGTTCAATGAGAGCGACATCGCCAAGCATATCTTCAAGAAGCTGGGGAAGGTGACCAAGCTGTTGAAGGTCGAGAGGCTTACGCTTGAGCAGAAAGAGAAGGTACAGCGGTTTGCTGATACCATGGTCAACACGCTCAAGGTTGCTGATCGCGCACGCACATTCGGTACAGGCGGTGAAGAGTTCACCATCAGGCAGGAGGTCATTGATGACTTCAGATCAGGACCGGGAGGCGCGGATACAAGGACTCTTGCAGACGTACCAGCAGACAGGGAGACTGGGGAACAGCAGGCCGAGCAGCCCGGAGCAGGCGGAACGGCAGGCCCGCGCAATCGTGGCCGCGCAAGACAGCAGACCGCCGCCCAAGAACCCGCGCAAGCAGAACAAGGGCCTGCCGCCCGGAGTGAAACCCTACGGGAAGAAGCTGGTGGGGCCGCTAAGCTAGAGGAAAAGAAGCCAACGGGCAGGAAACCGCGACCCCCAAAAGCCCAAGGGGCGGTCGCGGTCGCCCCCTCAAAAACCCCCGCTGAACTGAAGGCTGAGAAGAAGGCCGCTGAGAAAGCTGCGAAGGACCTGAAGAAGGTCGATGACGCTATCATAGCAGCCAATAATGCCAACGCGGATGAGCGCACGACTGCATTTGCTCAGCTTGTGCGGATGGGTAACGACGAGAAACTCTCGCCCGCTGCACGCGCCAAGGCGCAAGAGTACATTGTCACCGAACTCAGCCCGCTGGAACAGATAATGGTAGCTGCCCGTCTGGCAGATGCCAAGTACGCGGACCTATCGGATGACGCCAAGGCTGACCTTGCCGCAGACGCCATGGAGGGGTCGAAAAACATCGATGAGAATAAGGTTCCCGCCAGTGAGTTGGAGGAGGTTTATTCCGCCGTTGCTCAAGTCAGGAAGCAGACAGATAAGATCAAGGGCCTAGCCAAGGCCGGTAAGGATACGCCCGAACGTAGGGAAGAGTACAGGAACGCTTTTACTAACCTCATCTTCTGGGCCAAGGGGCAGGGTATCTCTGATCAGGCGCAGTGGACTGCGCGTGCGTATCTTGAAACTTACAAGGACAAGACATCCCAAGGGTGGGCCGGTGTTGAGCAGGCGCTCAAGGACATCGATGAAGGGCGGTATCGCCTCTCCCAGTTCGACGCCGTCACTAACCCCGTGGATGAGAACGGTCGCCCCGCCAAGGGTGTGAACCCGATCCGGGCCAAGGCTATCGTGGACAAGTTCCGCAGTGGTCTTGCCAAGGCTCCGCGCTTCTACGTCTACAAGAACCAAGCTGACCTCCAGCGCCGCAATCCCGAACTGTACCAACGTGCAGTGGCAGCGCGTCCGCAGGGAGATTTCGACACTGCCCCGGCTTCGGGCTACGCCTTCGACAACACGGTGCTGGTCTTCACCGACCGCATCCCGACCGAGAAGCACATGCGGTTCCTGCTGGCTCACGAGGCCATCGGTCACTATGGTATGCGTGCTCTGCTGCCCGCGAAGCAGTTCGATGCACTCATGGACTACGTCTATGATAATAACCCCAGTGTGCGTCAGTCGGTCGATGGTGCTCTTGGCTTACGTCCTGCCGGGGTTGCGCCTATGTCTCGGCGCGGTTTTCTGAAAGGTGCAGGCTCTGTTATCGGGGCTGTTGCTGTTCCCAAGATGCCGCGCATCCCAGCAAAGCTAGATGTGGGTACGTTTGTTAGCGCATTCTCTGAAGTTCAAGAGAAGCTGCGTAATATCAACAACCCCGACAGTGTCGGAAAGGTGGGTGACCTCTTTCTTGAGATACTCTCTCCGATCAAGGGTTCTGACTACAAACAAGCCATCGCCAAGATGGACAGCATCCTCGACAACGCCAGATCACTAGACGGTGATGTTGAAGGTAGCAGCAGAGCACTCAGTAAACTTCTTACCGATCTTGAATACCAAGACGATGCGGATTTAATTATCCAGAATTGGTTTGAAGACAATGAAGGTAACGCATCTTCACTACTGAAAGAGTTCAGTTCGCTGGTAGAGGAAGCCTACCAAAAGAGGAACATCGAGATTGAAGACCATCTCCGCTCTACATTGGACATGGTTAAGAAGAAAGTTGGAGGTGATACAAAGAGAGAAGCTCGTCCGACTACTAGCGAAGATGTTGACATGCTCGGTGCCCGCCGCGAGGCGGTCGAAGAGTACATGGCGAAGTTCGCTGAGAAGCTGGACAGCAGCATCCTCGCCCGTGTCTGGTATGCCATCAAGGATGTACTGAACAAGCTGGGTGTGAAGTTCGAGGACGACATCGTCCGCTATCTCGTGTCTCAGGCCCGCAGCACCGTGCGCAATGGTTCGTCCATGTTCACGCCCAGCACCTTCGCGCTCAACCTCCAGACCGTGATGACCAACAACGGCACGGGTAGGTTCAGTCAAGACTCGGTCTACTCTGCGCAGCATTCACTGCGCAATCAGCTTGACCTTCTCCCTACGCCGCCCGCCAGCATGGAGGAAGCGACCAACACTCTCAGGGACCTCAAGATCGATAACCTCGACAGGTTCGAGAGGTTCGTGCGCAAGTTCCTGCGTCTGGGTACTTACAACGCTCTGCGCAACCATGGGGCAAACATCGCTGAGCATCTCAAGGACGCCATGCGCACGAACGCGGCGAAATTGTACAACACGTATAATGAACGTCTCGCCAAGCTGCTGGCACTGACGGGAAACTCTCGCCTCGTGGTATCTTATGCCTTGGTGATTAGCCGCCGCATTGCCAGCCCCCGGTTCAAGCTGGATAAGGAACTCCGCAACGCTCCTCTGCTCATCCTCGGTGATGAACGTCTGGACGGTTCCGGGCGTGACACGAAGGTTGACGAGGATGTACTCAAGAGGCTCCTCGCCATCGGCACACTCTCCAAGAAGGAACTCGAAGACGGCGCGGAGATCACCTACGAGGAAGCCGTCGAAGGTAACAAGACCAAGAAAACCACTGAAAAGATCAAGGGTCTGAAGGAAGAACTCAAGCGTGAACTGACCGACGACGAGTATGACCGCTACGTCGAGACGATGCGGAACCTTGCCGACCTCCATGTGGAGCGCCTGAAGGCGCAGTTCGACAATTACTTCCTGTCTGAGAAGGTATCCACCAAGGGTATCAACAGGATACTCGCCAACAAGGAAGTGACAGGCGACGACGCCAAGTTCGTCAAGGACATCGTGAACCACGCCAAGAAGCTCTTCGTGGATGACATGGAATATGACGAGCGCGGCCTGCCGGATGTCACGACCAAGACGGCAATGCGCATGGAGCAGTTCTTCAAGGCGGTCAACACGGCTATCGTGAAGAAGGAGTTCACCGACGACCTGAAGAAGGACGTGCGGGAGTTCTATTTCCCGAAGCCGACGAAGAAGCTGACGAAGGAAGAGGAACAGGCTAGGGCCGAAGCCTTGGCGAAAGGTAACGAGAAGTCCGAAGCCGCCATCAAGAAGATTGAGGAGTTCCGTAGCCGCCGCAAGGAGTTCACCGGCCTCGAAGAGCAGAGCGTAATTTATACTGTGCAGGACAAGGTCAAGGAGATCGTCCTTGCTGACGCCGCATTCGAGCGGGCGCAGATGTTTGTGCGCAGGTCCATCGCCTCGTCGCACGTCCCGCTGTGGCGCGAGGGCAAGTTCCAAGTCCGTGTCGAAGCGCAGATCAACGGCAGGACGGTTCAGCTTCATCCCGACGTGCAGAGCAAGATGATCTACAGCTTGGCTCCTAAACTGTCGGATGCTGAAAATCAGGCGGCGTTCTACAACGACGCTATGAAAGATATCGAGTACAGCGGCCTTGTCAGGGACGACGCGACCGGCGAGTACAAGACGCAGACCTTCAAGCTGTTCGCCCGTGCATCTCAGGCCGTGGATACTGTCTCATCCGATCCGTCGCTGGATATTGACAACTTCCTCTATGTGTCGCGCGTCCTTGGTATCCCGCTGGCTCCTGACAAGCACGCCAAGGCGATCACCATGCTTACGGCTCCGGGCAGTGCGCTTCGCAAGTCGCTGAAGTTCGATGACTCCCCCGGCTACGACCCCAGCAGGACAATCGACGCTGTTGCCCGCCACGTCACCACGCGCTCGTCGCTCATCGTGAAGACGCGCTTTCAGCCGCTACTCCGTGATCTCATGGATCAGTCCTCTGAGACAGGCAAGAAGTGGTTCGGTGATAAGGAAGCAGTCATCACTGCCAAGGAGCGCCTCGACGCCGCGACTGACCAGAAGCAGAAGGATTACTGGCAGGACAGGCTCACCAAGGAACTCTATATGTACGTCATTACCAACCCCGGAGCCAAGGGTTGGGACGGTAGCCGCTCGACGTTCAACAATCAGCCGACCAAGGCCAGTCTTGGTATGCGCTTCTATAGCGACACCGTCAAAGACTTCGACGCCATCAACGATGCACCCAACATCAACGAGTCCACGTTCGAGGGTAAGCGGTACGCTGCACTGGCAAAGATGATCACCAGTGTGGGCTTCCTCGGCGGTGTGATGACGCAGTTCGCGCAGAACATCATGTCTTTCTATACCAACGTGCTGCCGTTCCTCGCGTCTAAGGATAGCCAGACGGGCTTCGGTGGCGGCTTCGGCATGGCGGTCATGCCTATGTACCTGAAGTCCTTCAAGGACGTGGTTGGTTGGCGTGGACTTAATCCATTCTCTGATCCCATCGAAGATGCCAAGGCATTCGAGAAGGCCGCAAATGAGATCAAGGCCGCGCGTGACGCTGGCAACACTGCCAAGGAAGCTGAGCTTATCCAGCAGTACGGCCTTACCTACTACGAAGCTCTGAACATCGCCCGCGAAATCCGCGAAGGTAAGCTCATCCCGGCGCAGGCCAACGCCTTGCTGGAGACTGCCCGTGGTATGTTTACTGGTGCGTGGGCCAAGGGCTTCCTCAAGTTCTCTGACTGGTACATGGCTCCCTTCAACGTCTCGGAACAGGCCACCCGCCGCGCCACGTTCCTCACCGCATTCCGTCTGGAGTTCAACCGCCTGAAGGAAGCCGGGTTCGCAGAGGACAAGGCCAGTGAGATGGCACGCCTGTTCGCCGTCGATACGGTGGATAAGACGCTGGGCGAGTACTCCAACACCAACCGTCCTCCCATGTGGCGCGATGGCTGGATGTCTCTGCTGTTCGTCTACAAGACTTACCCCCTGACATCTTTGTCACTGTTCAAGAACCTGTCGCGCGGCGGCAAGCTCGGCATGTTGACCGCACTCTACGTGTTGGCTGGTGCTGCGGGCTTCCCACTGGTGGATGACATTGAAGACTTCATCGATACGCTCTCGCAGCGCCTCGGCCTTGATCTTGGACAGGGTCCCGCTGTGCGCATGGCTATTGTTCGTCAGCTTGAAGAAGTCTTCCCCGGCTGGTCCGACTTCATCCTGCGCGGCCCGATGAACCACTACACAGGTATGGACGTTGGCGCGAAGTTCGGTCTGGAAGACTTCATTCCCGGCACAGGCATCTTCCTCAAGGGTGCCAACACCACGCAGGAACTCAAGAGTATCGCTGGACCTGTGATCGGTATGGGTCTGAGCATCGGTGAATTTGTCTACGCGGCTGGTCGCGCCCCGCTCTCGTCTACCACAAACTTGCTTGATGTATCCCGCGAAGCGCCCTTCTCACTGGTGCGTGCCATTGGTGACAGCGTAGCTTACATGCAGAATGGTGCTATCGTGGACCGCCGTGGATACATCGTCTCGCCGGAAGTCAGTGCAATGACAGTGGCGTCTCGCATCCTTGGCTTCTACCCCGCAGATGCAGCACGGCAGTACGACTTCATCAAGTATGCTAACCGCATGAACTATGACTACAAGGAGGTGGGCACTGCCTACAAGCTGGCGTGGGTCAAGGCCATGATGACAGGCGACAGGGCACAGGCTGCACGCATCGTGCGCGAGGTCAACGACTGGAACGAGGCCAACAAGGGTGGGCCGGGGGTCATCCGCAACTTCCTGCGCAACGCCCAGAAGGCGCTTCAGGAAGCCCGCCGCCCTGCTGGTGAGAGGCTCCTCAAGTCTGCGCCTGTCGCGTCCCGCGCCAGCCTCGAACGCTTCTTGGACAACGTCGCACCGCCTGAGTGATGGTGGCCCGTATCGTGGAGCCTTACGGCATCGCGCTCTCCAAAGGATGAAACGAGAGCCTTAGCGGGTGCTGTTATATCTACCGACCTGCACCTGCGGCGAGTGGCCCGGATGAAGCCTACCGGACCACCTTATTGGCGTAGCGTGCTGCACGCTTGTTGACCTTCCGGCCATAGGCTACGCTGATCCCCTGATTGTGGCAAGCTGCGGCACGCCACAGATTGCGGGTCTTCCTCCAGCACATCGCCAGATGTTTCATTCCCGCGTCAGTCTGTGTCGCACAGGATGCTGCACGTATGTTCTTATACCCAAGCCCTCGCGCCGTCGATGGCAGGATTTGCAGTGGGCCTTTCTCCCCGGCAGCGCCAGTGCGTCCGCACTTCACGCCGCTCTCGACGTGGGCTACGCGAAGGGCGAAGTGAACGGGAACACCATGGCGCTTGGCCGCACTGATCACCAGTGGCTTCGCATCGGCACGCACTTCGGGTGCAGCAACCGCAAAGGCAAGAGCCACAGCCGTGGCAGCAATGATCTTCTTCATGCACGATCTCCTACGATATGACCTGAAGCTGGTTCAGGGTCATGTTGTCGATAGCACCATCAGCATCATCAAGGATGCTACGCAACCTGTCGTGTGCGAGGTTGACGCCCAGAACGTATATCTGACCCGGCTTCACAGGACAGTCCTTACCAATTGAAAATTTCTCAGATTTGGGTGTGGCGTTAATGCCACAAATGTTGAAGGTCTTGACGATGGCGTTGTAGTCACCGTGGTTGGTGTTCACCCACTGCTTGAAATGTTTCCTATCGATCATCATCGTGCCACTGGTGAACGGCTCACTGGGTGACTTGCGGTGCGCATCGATGCGCACGCGAATGCCGTTGCGCGGCATACGGCTGTAGTCCACCATTGGCTTGGCCTGACCCACCGTGTGCATCACCGTGACTGTCTCGCTGGCCGCATCGTTGAGATACGCCGCCAGCATGTCGAAGGCATCCATCTGGTTGGACTTGATCGTGTCGCGCATCGCGCCGATCTGGTTGAGGATAGCCCTCGTACATTTCTCGTAGTCGTACTGACTGAGGTTCAGCTTGCTGGCAAGCTCGTTGCCGAGATCGGCCTTAATGATGCCGTTCTCCCAGAAGCGTTCCTGCCCGGTGAACTTCGCATTGTACTTCTTGAAGAAGCGGACACGGTGATCTTCGACCATCGCCCTACAACCATCCTCGCCAAGCTCGACCAGATGCTTGATCAGCACCTCACCTGCGGTGCCATGGTTCTCAGCGAGGAAATCGTATATCTTCTTGCCAGCAGTCGAACTGTCGCTGAACATCGGCACTGCGTGCATGTTGATCTCCAGCAGTCGGGCAAGCTGCGCATCGGTGTCCATGCCCGAGGTCATCATCTTGGAGCCGAGCGATCTGTTGGATGAGGTCACGCACGGCAGACCCCACGTCTTGCCCTCTCTTTCCTCCGAGTTCTTATTGAGGCGGGCCTTGTCCTTGCCCTGAGTAACCCAGTAGCAGAAGTCTCCGACTTCCTTGTCGGGCATCATCGTCGCTTCATCGATGGTAATGGGCAGGTTGTTGTAGAACCCGAAGCGAGAGAACACGGCGTTCTGTGTGTACTTCGCCGTGAAGTGCAGCTTGTCTGGGATACCGTAGATCGACTGCATCCAAAGCTGCGCGATGGACTTGCCCGACCCCGTGGGGCCGCAGAGGCTGATCACCACGCCACGCAGACCGCTGAACTGGTAGAGCGGTGCGGAGAACGCCACGCCAAGGGCGAAGCCGTGGATCGGCAGGTTGGCCTTCTCAATGATGGACGTGAACGTCGCCCACTTCTGCACGTCACCCTTTACGTCAAACAACTTCTCGCCAAGCCGTTGCGATGTCGCTGCTAGGTTGATTGGCTCAACCACTGCGGAGCCACTGTCGTCGCGCCGGATCAACCGGTCACCGATGAGGAACTGGGTGTTGTTCTCCTTCCACCCCATGGTGGAGTAGAGGTTGGTGACCGCCTTGATCTTGCGGAGTTCATCCATGTATGCGCGGAGCATGTTTTGAAAACTCGCTGTCTGGTTCTTGCTGGCAAGGACGATACCTTGGTCAGCGATGGCTGTTGCGAACTCGCGGTTCTCTTGGGCCAGATATGCCTGACGGAAGCGGAGTTCCTTCCACCCAGAGTGCGGGCGGTTCCAGTGGTAGCGCACCACCTCGTAGCCCAGTGTCTCGTCGTACCCATAGCCTACCGGGTAGATGTCGAACTTGCACACGTCGATGTCGGTGCCATCCGTTACTTGCTTGATGCCATCCGCCGTGCGCTTGTAGGGCTTGGGGATCGGGACTTGGAACGCCACTTGATCCGGTGCGCTCTGCTCGACGGTGACCTCTTCACGCTGCAAGCCCAGCCGCGCTGGCGACCCGATGCGATCCTTGAAGCGGCACGACTTGCAGATATCCGGGCGCTCACTGTCAAACTTCGCACAGGTAGTCGGACCCGTGGCGGCGTTCTTCCAGTGGCCTACCTTGCGGATCGTCTCGTCTTCGCTGAAGGTGGGGTGGTCCTTCGACCACGCAATGGCGGTGTCTTCCGGGTTTTCGCAGAAGGCTGCGATACCCATCAGCCCGTACCACATAGGCTCGGGGACATCCTTCTGGTTCGACACGGCCCAGTTCACTTGGGCGCACTTGGATACGATGACATCCGGCTTGGCAGGCGGGTACTCTTGTCTTACGGATAACTTATCCAGCAGAGTAGTCTTGTTGTTAGCATTTGTACGCGAAGTAAAAGGAACGACATTAGCGACCACATATTTGCCCAAGCACTGTCGCATCGCTTCCACCGTGGTGGCCGGGGCATTGATCACCACCTTGACCTCGCCACCACCCTTGGGATTGATCGTCCCTGTGGGGCGCAGCACTCGCGCAGCATCGGCGGGCACTGCCGGGTCTACCTTGAAGCCATGCTGGCGGCACGCCGCCTTCAGCTTCTCCGCGATGGGCTTCCACTCGCCGGGTTCGAGTTCCTCCTCCAGCACCCAGTAGACGTGCCAGCCGTTGCCCGACGATACCACCATGGGCTTCGGCAACCCGGTGTCCTTGACGAACTGGCTCAGCGCCAGCAGCCCGTCCTTCTTGGTGGCGTACTTCTTTGGAGTATCTTCTCCGCAGTCGATGTCGAGGAAGAATGCCTTAAGAGCCGACACAGCGTGAGCCTTGCGAGTGCCGTTCTCGTTGAACGAAGCGACTGCATAGTAGACGTTGTGGCCCTTGTCGCTCAGCGCGTTGGCAAAGGTCGCAAGCTGATCGATGGTGTCGAAGCTCCGCTGCTTCGGTTGCTGTCCCTTGTCGATCACGGTGACGACATACCAGCCTTGGGACGGCAGTACGTACCGCAAGAAGTCCAGCGTGTTCATGTTAACTCCTGCCCTGTGAGAGAGGCATGGGGGCCGCAGCCCCCATGAACGTGTGATGCTATCTTAGCTGACCAGCGCAAGCAACCGTTCGCGGCGCTGGGGAGGGGGAAGAGGCATGACCTCTTCCTCCCATTGCTTGTCCTTCATCAGGTCCAGCATGACCTTGACGACCTTCTTCACACGGGACGCTTGCGTTTGTCGCATGTTCCCACCACGCACCCACAAGTAGTAGGTCATGCGCGATACGCCAATCGCTGCGGCCACGTCTGAAGAGCTAAGTCCAAGGCGGTTGCGCAGAAGCTCTACCTTGGAGAAGTCCAGCTTAGGCGTCTGCGTCATCGCTGGGCGCTTCGCTCAGCATGGCCGCGATCTCGTCTTCGAGACTGGCGTTCGCCTCGGGCACAGGCGCAGCCTTCGGCTTCGCGGCCTTCGGCGCGGCAGCGGGCTTGGCCGGGGCAGCGGCTTCAGCCTTGGCACCGAACCCACGCTTGGGCGCAGCAGCCGGGGCAGGGGCTTCCTCATCCTCGGCGGGCGCAGCCTTCACCAACTGGGGCTTGGGCTTCGCGGGCGCTTCGATCTGTGCCGGGGCGGGCCGCGCCTTTTCACCTGTCATCTCAGGAATAACAGGGTTGGCGAGGACCTCGTCCACCGCAGTGATCTCGTCCTCGGTCAGCCAGCCGCCGAACCCGAACTTGATCTTCGGGAACGAGGCGTTGGTGTCGAACCCGATGCGGGTGCGCACCAGTTCCGGGGCGATGCCACGGTGGCTCAGGTCCTTCTGGTACTGGTTCAGGTCCTTGAGCGCAGCCGGGGTCACCAGCATGAGGTAGACCGGGCCAGACGGATCGTCAGCAGATACCACAGCGATGCGCTTGCTGTCGCTGCACGCCTTGAGGTCCTGACCCTGCGGCCCCTTCTTGGAACCCCATGCGTTGTGCGGGCAGGTCGCGCAGAGATCGTTCTGCGGCTCGGCCACGTTGGCATCAGGGCGCACGCCGTCCATGGACGAGCAGTCGGGCGCGGTCGGTTCCGCATTGGGGTCCCACGCCTTGGCATAGAAAGTCTTGGACAGGCGCGGGTTGGAGCCGACGATCACCACATCGATGGTGGTGGTCTGGAGGACAGTCTCGGCATCGCCTTCCTTGATGCGGAAGCGGCCACCCTTGATGGAGATACGCGGCCACGTTTCTCCGTTGGAGATACCACCCACAAGCTTCTCTGCCAGCGCAGAGGGCTTGCCGATGCGGTTCGCAAGATGCGCCGGAACCTTGGCGTCGAGAGACACGATGTTGCTCATATGATTTCTCCTGTAATGAGCGGTTAGATTTTAAGTGAGCCGGAAGCGTAGCCGCTGGTATTCAGGGCATTGACGCCGCCACCGCCGCCAACGGTGACAGGGTTGACATCATTGAACCCCATCTTCGCCAGCGCCTCGGTGTTGACGATCTGCTTCGCCACGTCGAGCGGTGTCGGGCAGAAGGTGATGCGGGCGTCCTCACGGTATCCGTTCGCACCAAACTTGTGGACGAGATACCCGTTTTCGATCTTGTAGATCGACATCATGGGCGGGCCACCATTGCTCACCACATGAGGGACGCTGTTCTCATCACGGGCAACTCTGCCGATCCAGTTCTTCAGTGCCCTGATCATGCTGCCTCCACGCGCTTCGTCGGCTTACGGACGTTGACTTCCAGCCGGGTGCCGTACATCACGCCACTCGGCACGGACTTGTGCGCATCGATGTAGCCGCGCACAGCCGTCTTGCTGATGCGCTTCTCAAACATATCATACGCATCATTGTCCTTGACGAACTTCACGACTGCATCCCAATCCTCGACGCTGGCGAAATCGACAGTCGTCAGGAAGGCCGTGCCGTGGTTGGTTTTGAAGGACGTGACGCCCTGCTCGTCGGCCTTGTTCTTGATCCAAGCTTCGAGCTTGTCGAGCTTGGCGTCAATGACGCCGACCTCTTCCTCAAGTTTAGCGCGGATGGCGCTCTTCTCATTGCGGAGCCGCACATACAGTGCGACCACATCGTCCACAGTCATGGTCCTTTACCTCGTTGTATCCTGTTGGATCATTTCGAGCAGCAGACCTTGGAGCTTCTGCTTGCTCTGGAGACGGCTGTACATTTTGTACTCCAAGTCCGTAGCTTCGATATGAACCACATTGGATGCGTGCTTCTTACCGATGCGTTCGACACGTCCGTTAGCTTGGACATATTGTTCATTGCTGGTGATCGGCCCGTACCACACGATGGTTGACGCCGATGTCAGTGTCAGGCCGTGCGCCATGGTAGCCGGGTGTGCGATCAGCACCTGCGGATGCGGCGAGTGCTGGAAGTTCTGGAAGATTTCGTTGCGCTTGTTGCTGCTGACTTCTCCGTTGACCACGCCTACGGTGTAGTCCTTGCCGATCTCGCGCTCCAACATACGCAGTGTACCCGTCAGCGGCACGAACACGATGATCTTGCCGCCCGCCTCTTCGATCACTTCCTTGACGGCATTGATGCGCGGCGAACAATCGAGTTCGATATTCTGACCATCTTCTCCATAAGCAACACCGCAGGAAATCTGGATCAGCTTCTGCATCTTGACGGCTTCGTTGACGGCGGTGATCGCGCCCTCCTCGGCCTCGGTGATCAGGTGGCGGATCATACGGTCGTAATGCTTGCGCTGATCCGGCGTGAGTTCTACCTGACGAGTTTGGAATACGGTGTCGGGCAGATCGAAACACTCGTCGCGGGTATAGCGGATCGCCGGGTGCAGCACATGGCGCACGATCTCCACGCTCTCGGGGCGGGGCACCCAAGTGTACTGCCTGATCTTCATCATCACCTGTTCGCGGAAGGCGGTGTAGGTCTTGGGGATGAACGGGCTATCGACCAGCCGCGCCAGCGCCCACGCATCCGATGGTTCATTCGGTGTCGGGGTTCCGGTCATCAGCCACAGGCGGGTGTCGGGGTTGCGGGCCATCCAGTTACGGACTTCCTTGAAACGTCTTGTGCTGGGGTTCCGCAGTACAGCAGCTTCGTCCACGATGAGCAAGTCAAACATATCATGGCACTCGTCGGCAATGATCCCGAACCCATCATGGTTGATGATGTAGAAGTCGGCCTCGGTCTTGAGCAGCTTCTTGCGGCGCTCTGCGCTACCATGAAGCACCACGCTCTTGCGTGAGACAAAGTTGGTGAAGACAGCGTCATCCCAGACGCGCTTCAGCGTTGACAGGGGCGACAGGATCAGCACCTTCTTCACCGCGCCAATCGATATGAGATAGTCAGCCGCCCACAGTGCGCTCTGCGTCTTGCCCGTGCCAATGTCGTTCAGCACGATGGCTTTCTGATTGAGGGTCAGGAAGGACGCCGTCTGCTTCTGATGGTCATAGGGTTGGAACCGTCCCTGCCAGTCGTAGAAGTGGAGGATGGGAGACGGAACATCGAAGCCCAGAGCTTGCAGGGCCGATGCCTCTTCGAGCCGCAGCGGAACCACGACCGCTTCGTTACCCTTGATGTTGACTTGTTTGGCGGAAGGAACCGCTTCGAGTACCCGGTGCGGGTTACTCAGTTTCAGCAGAAGCGCCCTTGCTTTGGGAAGCACCAGCATTCAGGTAGTCCTCTAACAGTTTCAATGTTTCAACATCGCAAACGACAAAACACTTGCCACCAGCGGCTTCGATCTTAGCCATACAGTTGCGCTGCAACTGGGTGGGCTTCTTGGTCCTGTCGGCTTTGACTTCGATGCCTACGAACTGGCCTCGCACAATCGCCACACGATCAGGAATACCAGCACGTCCGTAAGGTCCAGCTTGTGGGCTGTAGAACCATACCTTGTACTGGTGGAGAAGCTTATCGACCCTAGCCTTGATCTTTCCCTCTGGTGTCATCGAAGGTAATTCCGGTTTACATCGTTGTCAAGTTACTGGGCAGAAGGACACAGGTGTCGTGCAGGGCAGAAACGGCACAATCCGCTGGGGCGGGCGGGCCAATTATCTGTTTCTACTGACTTTTCTATGCGCTTAATCTGTGTAAGGAGTTTCGTCCACAGTGTTGCGGCATCCTGTCGCATGTAGACTTCGCGGTCCATGGCCTTGTCCTTCAACCAGACGAAGCCCACGGCGACACGCTCGACCTCTGGGTAGTGCGTGAAGATTTGCAGGGCATAGAGTTCAAGCTGATCGAAGTCGGGTTTGCGCTTGCCGGTCTTCCAGTCGAGGACCTTTGCATCCTTCTGATTTATTACCAGTACGTCGATCTTCGTGCGCAGCCATGCGTCATCGTCAGACCATCCGGTGGGCTTGAGTTCGACGTTCAGCGTGAGTTCCTGTTCGACCAGCAGTTCGCCCGCGCCAAGGCTGTCGATGATCGCCGTGGTCAATGGCTCGTAGTGCGCCGCCTCCTGCGGAAGCTCGGTGTTCGTCTTGAGGCGGTCCTCCAAGAACTTGTGGATGCGCTCACCATGGTGCGTGGCTTCGCTGCCGGGGTCGCTGACCGCCTTCCTGATCCGCTGGTGGTAGTATCTCAGCGGGCAGTTCATGTACATCTTGATGGACGAGTAGGAGTGGGTCAGCTTGGTCATCGCACTTCAACTCCCGCTTCGAGGAACATCACACGGGCAACGTCGAACTCCTCGTCGGGCATGGAAGTCGTGCCGTTGCCGATCACCACCGTGGTGACCCCCGCCTGTATAAGCGAACGCGCACAGCGCGAACAAGGGTGGTGTGTGACGAAGGCGGTGCCGCCCTTGAGCTTGGCCCCCACCCGTGCAGCTTGTGCAACCGCGTTCTCCTCGGCATGGCTAGTCCAAAGATATTTTGCAGGACGCTCCATGCGCTCGCTCCTGTCTTGGACGCCACGAGGTAGGCCGTTGTATCCGGTCGCTGCCACGACCTTGTCCTCGGTCACAACCACGCAGCCGACCTTGGTGCTGGGGTCCTTCGACTTGCTGGCGACAAGCTCAGCCATCGACATGAAGTAGTCTTTCCAAGACGGGGTCATTCGCTTTCCTTTGCTGTGTGATAGGCTTTAATGATTATGTCCCGTGCGACTGTTGCAGGTGGTTTATCCTGCCTAACAGCTTCGTCCATGATCCACGAGACGATGAACTCAGGGAGCAGCGGCGAGATGACTTGGTTCCATCTCAGCGCCCGCTTGATTGCCATCGACACGTTGGGCTTGCTGCACCCCATGATCTTGGCGATCTCGGTGACCGTCTTCTTCTCTACTGTGTAGAGCCTGATGATCTCATCGCGGAGGGACTGGCGCTTCATAGGGGGAGCACCTCCATGAGTACTGTAGCGACTTTGTCCCACAGCTTGTTGGTGCGGTTCGCGGGTTCGGTAAGTCCGTGAAGGCGCAGGACAGATGCGATCTGCCGCAGTTCGTCATGCACCTCGTAAAGCAAGACCAACTCTGCTTTCTCCCGCTTCTCCAACGCGGCGTGCGCCCGCTTCAGATCGTGGTACTGCGACATGAACTTGCCGAAACTGTTGTGCCCCCTCACCGCTCTGTCTCCTTCAGGACTTCCCACATCTTGTCAGCCAAACTGTAGTAGCCCGCGACTTTCAGCACACCGATGACCAACGCTAGGCCATTGCGCAGCATGAGTACGTCTGCCTCTGCCTTGCGCAGAGCTTCGCCCAACGCGCGGTTGACGACTTCGAGATCAGCTTCACTCACTTGGCATCTCCATAGTTGTAGCCAATATCTGCTTCGCAAGCGACAGGGAGGTCCGGTGCCCACGACGGAGGGGTGGACATGCACTGCATGATGAACGCCTTGGCTTCCTCGGCCTCGTCCTCATCGACACAGCACACGATCTCGTCATGGACTTGAAGCACGATTTTATACCGCTTCGCAATGGCGACCATCTGGCCTGTCACCACGATCCTCGCCAATGCTTGAACTATGTTTTCCGTAACCTTGCCGCCGTAGATGCGCACCCACGGCAGACCATCGCTGCTGTCGCCTGTCAGTCTGTTGACCACCGCCTTGCGGTAGCTCCTGCCGTCAGCAATGTAGAAGTACCCGTCGCCGCTCTCGCTGGCACGCAACAGCGGATAAGTAATAGGCAGTCCACTGGGGAGGATGATGGCGTTGTCTTTGTAGTCGAGCATGGAGCGCATGGGCAGGACCTGCCCGCTGCGCTGACCCACGAGATCATCCAGCACGCGCCCGCAACGGTTCCAGAACCCGGCGATGCGGTGGTTCTTGTTGCGGTATAGGTGGACGATGCGCTGCGCATCCCCGGCTTCGATCTCCACCTTGATGCCGCCCTGCCCAAGGGCCAGCGTGTCGCGGAACTTGAGGGCACCCATACCGTAGCCCAGTCCAAGGATGCAGGTCTTGCCGACGAAGCGTTCCACCTTGTCGGCCTTGGTGACCTTCTTGCCATAGACCTCACTGGCGAACTCGGAGTACACGTCACGCCCCTCGCGGAAGGCTTGCAGCAGATCGTTCTGTTCCGACACCCATGCCACCATACGGGCTTCGATCTGCGAACTGTCGCTGGCGATAAGAACTTTCCCCTTGGGGGCGCAGAGGGATTTGCGCAGGGCACCACCGCGAGGGAGGTTCTGGAGGTTCATCTTGTCGCCACCGCTGAAGCGTCCGGTGTGCGCTCCGTAGTAGTTCAGCATGATGGGCAACGAGCCACGATTGGATACGCCGATAAGAGACTGAGTACGGGATTGTTCAATGGTGGACTTGACGCCAAGCCGTGCGGCCACGGCGTTCTGCACCCATGGGTCCTCGTGTTCCAGCAGGGCGGTGAACGCCTTGTCCGTCTTGCTGAAAGCATATGCAGCCTTGCCCGTCTTGGGGCTGACCTTCAATGGTGGGAGAACACCAAGGGTAGAGAGGAAGTTGGCGAACTTGTCGTTGCTCATCAGCATGGACTTGGCTTCTTCCTCGGTGCAGTCCAGTCCAAGCTGACTGACGAGATCGGTCTTGCGGTTCACCACATCGTGAAGGTGCTGGTCGAGCAGCGCCCGGTCCAGTTCAATGGTTGGCTCAGTGTACATGCGCATGGTGATGTCGATCACCCGGAGTTCTTCAGGGGTGAACCGCCCCTTCATCTTGTGGAACAGCTTGTATGTCAGGTCCACATCGTTGACGCAGTAGGATGCGTAACGCTTAAGTTCTTCTGGCGAGAAGTCATTGCGGCGCTTGCCCATCGCGTTGATCACTTCGTCGCCCTTCGCGCCCAACTGGTAGTGCGAGACGAGGTTCTTGAGACTGCCGCCGACCGTGACGTTGTGCAGGGGCCGCGCCATGGAGAGCGTGTCCAGCCAGAGCTTGGGCTGGATGTGGAAATGCCACGACAGGATGGCACCGTCGAAGGCGGTGTTATGGCAGAGGATCGCCTTGTTCGTGTAGTTGAGCGACCGCAGAAAGCGACCGGGATCGCTGCCGCTGTACCAGTCAGTCGGATGGTTGTTGACCTTGATGCCCACGCCGATCACCTCGAAACGGATGTCGCGCACATAGGCTTCAGTGGTCATCTTCGACAGGGAGTACTCCCGGTCATAGTAGGTTTCAAAGTCAATCGTTACGATGTCCATCGGGGTCCAGTCCTGTGAGGAGCCTATACCTAACACGCAGTTCAGCGTACTTGTGTTCCATCCGGTCGAGCTTGGTGCGTATGTGGATAAGCATTACCACAAAGTACACAGTTGAAGAGAGCAACAAGATCGTCTGCGCCATCACGTCACCATCTTCTTGGTTGCGGCGCGGGTATCGTAGTACGCCTTCAGTATCTCGGGGTGCGCCCCCTTGAGGAACTCAAGAAGATCAGCCATGGCGGGGATCAGTTCTTCGAGGTCCTTGACACGGGTGCTGAGTTCACTGATCTGCAACTTCGCCAAGTCACTCCCATCGACGAGCAGGTTGTTGGCTTGCTGTATATGATTTGCCCACTCTTGCAGTTTGTTGGGGAGCACCACGGGGTAGTTGTTCGAGCGGTAGTCGTTGAACGTGATGCTCTCGCTACCGTACACTTTCAAGTTGGATACCATCAGCGCATCCTCTTCTTGATGTCGGCCAGCACGAAGTGCGGCCAGTGCGACTGGCTGCGCGGTGACACGGATACAGTGATCCGTGCGGTTCGTCCTTCGCCGTTGGCGACTGTCACCTTGAAGTGCTTGCCTGTCTCTACGTTGAGCATCTTATACCCACCGCCTTCGATCACCTTCTTAAGCTGTCGGACTGTCAATGTCATCGTCGTTCATCCTGATTACGAGCTTACCGCCCAATGCGTTGATCACTGCTTCGATGTCGGAGAGCTTGGGATTATTCTCCCCGCTCCTCCACTTTCGCATGGCGCTGGAAGAAACGCCAGAGCGTTGCGCGATGTCCTCCTGACTGGCGCGTTGCATATTGGTCTGCTGCCATATCCACCGCACGAAGCGGTGGACGGCCCTACCCTTGGCGGGTTCCTTCGCACGCTGGTAGGCTTTCATGGTATATCTTTCTTCAATACATCCATCCCGACCACAAGTGCCAGCATGGCATTCGTTATCTTCTTATACCGCTTAGAGAAGTCGTCTGTATTCAAGGCGTCCTTGAGATCGCTGTGTGCATTCATCATGGCGTTGAACGCCATCTCAGCGCGGGTCATCTTCGGGTCAGTCATGGTCTGTTATCCTCACCTAGGCCACGCAGTGTGTAACTCAGAAGAAACAATATGCAGCAGCCAGCGTGGGCAAGGTGCGACAAACCTGTCTCGGGGTCCTTCCCCTCACCCCTCCACCATGCCCACATATGGCGCATCAGCGCAGCGAAGGGGCGGTTCCACTTCATACCCTTCTCCCAGTTGCGCTCACCGTACTTGACCGCGCCGAACTGCAAGACCTTCACGATCTCTTCGATGGCATCACCCGGTAGTAAATCGTATGGTAGCTTGCCGTCATCGAACTTCTTGCCTTCAAGTGTCACTTTGCATCCTCCGTTGTGACGTTGTAGCTCTTCTTGACGAAGCCCTTCGAGGCATCGCCACGCATGTGGTGCCGCCGCATATAGCGGAAGCGCCCGCACTTGGTGCAGTCCCAGTGGTTCTC